GTAATAATGGTCGTCATTATCATAGTTCTGGAGGATGATACCCGCGATATCTTTGTTGGTATCGTGGCTGCAGGTGCCCTGAATCGTCATCGCATTTTCTTTATCGGATGCGGTGGAGACTTTGAACAGAGCCATCGTTGTATTTTTGATATCAGTGCAAGATTTTCATACGATGTATGGTATTCTAAAAATAAAACAGTTTGTTTTTATAATTTCTGATTTATTTCTTTGCATTTATTTTTGAATAAAACTACTCATATTGAATTTGCTTTGAACCATTCTAGGATTTTTGGATGATTCGTGTGATTGCGATTGCGACGTTTTAGGGAAGAATGAGAGCCCCGATTTTTGTGAGGCTAATGGAGCCGGAGGAGGCGTTGTTTGGCTTTGTTCTACAGGTGTATCCATGGAAGTATTCTTGATACAGGGATAGGATTCGGGCTGACATAAGACCTGGTAGTTATAGGTATTCTTTCTGAATTCTTTTTTCATTTCATTTCGTTTCTGTTTAACCAGATCTTCTTTTTCTATTTGTTGATCTAGTTCTTTGATCCATTCCTCCATTTCCGCCTCTTCATTTCGGGGTGCTTTGGGGACTTCATCTGCAGCTGGAGACGTGTGCATACATATTTTACATTTAACACGTGTTCCTAGGTACCCCGGACTAACAGGGGTAGGCATTTTACACATGCTGCATTTGATGGACGCATATACTGATGACATGATGATAATATAACTAAATAATATATCTTTAAGTAATTTTCGCTGTGTATAATAGTAATGGGTAATCAAGGATCTGTATCTGCATCTTCAAAACCCGTAGCATATGTTCCTGCCGAAGTGCTAGTCGATCCTGCGTCTCAGTCTCTTGATGTTACCCTGAAAGAAGGACAGGCGTTGATCGCTTTGCAGAGCGCCTTTTTATTCACTAAGGGTGGTTCTTATGATTTACAGCCGATGGGCAATGTTGCCATGTACACGAAGACAAAGACCATAGAAGACCCCGAACCGGCTCACCTATGGTTCGGAAGCGCATTCTCAGGTAGTATCCACAAGTTGGACTTGGAGCCAGGACAAGCCTATACCTTGAATCAATACGCTTTTATCGCATGCACGCCAAATGTCACTTATGCCACTAAAAAGGAAGGCGATACGGATTTTGTTGTAGTAACGTGTGCTGCATCTCCGGGGGCGACTCGCGGTAATGTCTGGATTGCTTTTTATGGAAAACTAAAAGAACATGAACTAATGCAACAGGATACTCTCCAAGTCAAGTCGAGTGCATTTGTGGCCTGCTTATCACCTTTCGAAATGGGTACTTCTAAAGAAGGCAATTCTATCATGGTATTTAAAGGATTGAAACTCAAAAAAGGCGGAAACAAAACCCCTGGTTCGGACCTTCCTAAACTTCCACTTCCAGAAACAGACCGCAGCAAAGAAGCACCTGCTGCATCTAAAACAGGTATCCCTCTGCATGTTGAAAATCTATTATCATCTAAAGATTTACAAACAATTGTTAATGCAAATTCTGCTATGATAACGACTGAAGCAGGTAAAGATATTCCATTACATCGCGTAGTATATACTCAAACAAAAAGTTTGAAAGATTTGGCCAATATTATTCAACAACAGGTTGGTGGTGGATCTAGAGGTCGTACTATAGAACGTGCCTATATTCGTCGAACCCGCAGAAATAAATCATCAAAAAAATAATCATGAAACTTTTTTTCTACAGAAAGAGAAACAGGATGAGTGTACAAATTTTATGGGGGTTAATGATGGGATTATCTGGTATTTTAGTTGGAAAACTCACGGCTGATAAAACGGGTATCACCGAAAGTCTATCTTCTGCACTTTCCTCAGTCATGGCAACTACACCTGAAGAGAAGGCAGAAGCGGAAAAAGCAGCAGCAGAATCAGCCAAGAAAGCAGCGGAGAATAAGGCTGCAGAGGAGAAGGCAGCGATAGAGAAGAAAGCCGCAGATGAGAAAGCAGCGATAGAGAAGAAAGCCGCAGAAGAGAAGGCCGCATTAGAATCAGCCAAGAAAGCCGCAGAGGAAAAAGCAGCAGAGGAATCAGCCAAAGCAGCACTAGAGAAGAAAGCAGCAGAGGAAAAGGCTGAAGCAGCCAAGAAGTTAGCCGAAGCAGAATCAGCCAAGGCCGAAGCAGAATTAGCCAAGGCCGCTGCGGAATCAGCTAAGAAAGCAGCAGAGGAATCAGCAGAACAAAAAACTGGTGGAAAGAAGAATAAAGACAAGAACAAACACAAACGCCATCATCACTAAACTCATTTTTTTCTATGAAAGTATAGTAGCCGCGCAATATGCAACGTTTTATCGTCATACTCGTGCTTTTCATCATTACGTTAGCTGTGTATCAAAGTATAAAAGTCGCAGAATCGTTTGCATCAAATAATACGAAAGAAGAACCCAGTACTATTTTAATTACAGGTTCCACGCGTGGTATTGGATTCGCCCTCGCAGAATATATTGTTAAAACGTATCCTATGACCACGATCATCATACACGGAAAAAGACAGGAAAGCGTTGATAACGCCATGTCGAAATTGAACAGTAAAAAAATAAAGGGTTATGCAGCGGATCTCTCAACACATGAAGGATGTGTATCTCTCATAACCCAGATGCAAAATGGTATGGGAAAAACACTTCCCCTTGATGCCGTCGTGCATTGTGCAGGAGAAACATTAAAAGAAAATGGCTCTATCATGGACCTCGACCCTAAAGAATGGGAACAAGATAAGGCTGTTCACCTCGATGCAGCCATATACTTAGCGCAATTATGTAAAGACCACCTCGAACTGCGTCAGGGCAGAATGGTATTTATCAGTTCTGGAGCGGCCGAATTAGAGCACACATGGGGTGGTGCTGTCCCCGCTTCTTATATTCTAGCGAAATCCAGTATCGAGAAGATGACCCGGATGCTGGCCGCCGAGTGGCTGCCGTACAGCCTGGCCGCGACATGTCTGCGAATCGATGCCGTTATAGACACAGAAATGACAAACGGCCTTGAAGCGGACATGACATCAAACGACGCAGTCGTCGGTATCATGAAACTACTGGAGGCCCCGTCTGAGGTCATCAACGGTCAGGTCATCGCTTTAACACACGTCTTAGACGAAGATCACATCCCTATACTAAGAGATATCGATCATACCGCCTTTGTACAGGACGAATCCGAAAAAGATACAGTCCGTGTATCAGAGCCTCTCATCGCCGCTATTTCCAATTACACCCGAATTCCGAAGCCATCCATAACTCTATTTAATGGATCATTGAATGCAATCGATGTATTACTCAATTGGACACGCGGAGAGGTCCTCGTCTCTGACCCAGAATGGGAGCCGCTCCTCCTGACCCTCAAAAAACGCAAGATCCCGATACGCGCTATACCTCAAGAGGCAAAGCCGGATCAATCTATAGATAAATTCCTGGAGAACATGTCCCCGCATGTGGGGATGATATATCTCACGAGCCCTCATTATCTGACCGGTCAAAGTCTGACTACCGATGGCTTCAAGCATTTCCTCAACCGCATACCTTCAAATGTCATTGTAGTAGTCGATCAGTGTTATATTGATTATGTTGTCGGCCCCGTCCTGCGAGTCGAAGAACTCTGCCTGGAGTACCCCCAAGTGATAGGAATTCGAACTTTATCGAAAGCTATCGGATTACCGGCCCTGCGCATAGCCTACACGGTATCTCATCCGGATGTGGCTCTCGCCTTAAGCCGGCAGATTATTTCACCATTCTTGTCGACCGCGGCTGTAGATACAGCGATTAAGGCTCTGAATCTAGATCATGATAAGTTGAAATCCACCGTAAAGCGTGTCACCGAACAACGGGAATCTATCCAACGCCGATTCAAAGCCGTGTACATCCGATTCATTGCATCCGAAACAACACATATGCTGGTCGACTTCTCGACTACCAAGGCAAAAAACAAAACCTGGACCGGTTTCAAAAAAGAAGGCAAGTTGATCGTCCAAGACGAATTATATTACGACAAATATATGCTTCTCGTACTTGACACTCCGCAAACCGAAGATGTAGTTAATCAATTATTGGGGCATGTATGAGCTCAACAAATTCTTCATTTGGAGGCTTTTCTTTCACAAAGGATTCTTTTTTAGTCAAAAATTCACGTAAACTATGATTCATATTATGTACGCCTGAACGAAGTTCTGCAATACTGATCCATCTAATATCGGATATCTCATTTTTGTCCTTGACATTTGTATAAGATATAGAACACGGCTCTTTCAACCAACAAATAAATAACTTGGTCGTACCTAGCCGTATTCGTTTGTGTGTTTTTCGAATAGTCAACTGAAGTCCTGTTTCCTCAAATAACTCTCGAATACCACATGCTATAAGACTATCAATTGCATCATCTGACATGTCTTCCGGAGCCATCCTCCCTTTGGGAAATCCCCATACTGCTGGCGTAACAAGTTGAGTATAAGGATTTAAGATGGACTTGGTTTGAACTATCAGGACTTGATCGCCTGATCTTAAAATTACACCTGCTCTCACCGGCATAACCATTACAAATGTAAAAAGTAAAACGTAACAATTCTTTAGGTCTCTTCTTTCACTTCGATCAATTTTAAATATGCCTCTTTAAATTCTTTGATAGCATTGACATCGGGGTTTTCTACAAGTTTATCATACTCTATATCGAAATGAACAACAGCATCGCCATAATGAGACACGCATTTCTCAACCGGATTCCATACAGGCATGCCTTTTCCTTCGTAACGATGGAGTACGAGAGGGTGGACCACCGTGGCAATGTCCGTCAATGTATTGAGCTTGAGACGATCTCCACATGGTACCATAAATTCATATTGAGCACCGGTAACAGACTGAATAAATGTAATAGGCAGCTTTATCTTCAGGTGATGATCCACGCGGCTATAATGCGGAGTAGGCATCTCTACTTCTACGGTGTAAATGCGGTTTCCGGGAGGACATCGTCTCTGAAGAATCTGTTCTCCTTGACCTTCTAGCATCATGTACTCTCCTGTAGCGATCCCGGGATGCATATTCCATATCACGGTTTTATTATCGTATTCAAATCCCGTTCCTCCACATTTGTCACAATCTGGTCTAGGACATACCATGTATCCTCGTGTCAAACATCGCTTACAAACAATATTAAATTTTTGCTTGATTCCGGCTTCCATGATCTTATACATAGGTACTCGACCACACCCATCACATTGGTTACAGGTTTTGACGCATTGGTCACACGGTGTTTCGATGACATAGGGTATGTGTTTGACTATACCGGTGAACGCTTCGTCTAAAGTGATTTTTATGGTCTCAGTAATATCTCTTCCCGGGATGCGCTTAGATACATCCTGAGGGCCGTTGTAAAACTTTTCGATGATCGGGTTACTAAAAAGAATATTATCGTTGTGAGTAACGACTTGTTCACTCTCATTCAGACTGATATGTTCAACGCCTTTTACGATGACCCGATTAGAGCAACGCATACCGATTCTATTCGGCTTAGCTTTGTTACCTTCATGTGAAAAGTGGTTCTTGATCTCGGTGCTAGTTACATAGCTATGTGCATCGGTAACAACCGGCTTTTGGACAGCCTTGGGAACACCGGTCGATTTTTTGGTAGTTGACAGAACGTAATCATATGCCTTTTTATATCTCTTTTTATCGCTCTCCGATGAATTCGCCAACTTGGTAGTGTAAGCACGTTTAATTTCACCCATTGACGCGTTCGTTTCTACTCCCAACACATCCCA